GCGGCGACTAACTTCTTTAAAAAGAGTCAGTCGTTGCAAGTTGATGGTCTCAGTCCTCGTAAGGCTGCTATCCTCGGATTTCATCAATCCGAGGGATGGTGTCGTGAGACGAATGAACTAGTCCGTGCGTTAGCGTCTGGAAGGGCATACGTGCCTAATCCAGATGTCGATGCAGCTATAACGGCTGTACGACAGAAAATCGCTGACATACTTGGGCCTGTTCCCGTTTCTTTCGACCACCTGTACGACTGGGGACCGGGAGCGACTGACGACCTTAGAAAGTCGCAGGCGTACCCGGATGAGAAGCTCACCAAGCTTCCTATCACCGTGACAAAGCGGGCTTTCCCGCATTTGTGTCGGGCAATCCTGGCTGATAAGGCCTGGATTGCCGCTATTGCTGCACGGAACTCCTCTGACGGTTTTGACGAGCGAAAGCTCTTCAAGGTTGTGGAGGGGTCTGTGTACGACACTGTCACGAAGACGGTGCTGACAGATCGTTCGATCAATAAAGAACCACGCGGTAACGGCTTCCTCCAAAAGGGGATCGGCCGGTTTTTCCGTGAACGGTTGTTATTGAGTGGGTGTGATCTCAACAATCAAACCCACAATCAGTGCTTAGCCGAGATGGCCTACCACTGTGATCTTGCCACTCTCGATCTAGAGAGTGCGAGCGATTCTGTAAGCAAGGAGCTAGTTCACTTCTTGCTACCTATTGACTGGGCGACTTTGCTTGCCGATCTGAGGTCCGAGCGCGTGAAGATCGAAAACGGATGGCTTGAACTTGAGAAGTTTTCCTCAATGGGAAACGGCTTCACGTTCGAGCTAGAGTCCTTGATCTTCTACGCGATCGTCTCGACGGTGAGCAAGCGTTCCGGTCGTAGGCTCTTCGGTGTGTATGGCGATGACATCATCGTCCACAGAGATGATGCTCCACTGGTCACTGAGTTACTTCGTACGTTTGGATTTCGACTTAATAAGTCAAAATCTTTTGTCGAAGGAAACTTCTATGAATCTTGTGGTAAGCATTATTTCCGCGGTAAAGATGTTACTCCCGCATATCAGAAGGAACGGCTCGAGTCTAAAGGATCTTACGCTCGGTGTTCTGTTCGGCTATTACATCTCGCAGCACGACTCGGAGCTATGGTTGTCCTTGATAAAAGGGTTAAACCTGCTTACGAACACGTGCTGAGAGAAAGTCGAACCGGCTATCGAGACTGGGGTCCAATAGATTTTGAGTCGAACGACTATGTCCAAGTACCGCTTAGTCAAATTACAGGTAAGATCAGATTCGGCTCTTTTGGCGAATACGCTACAGCGTCTTCGTTCCGAGAGTCTTCACCTGATCTACCTCAATTTGAAGATGCGATCTTTGCATTGACCCTTCGGCGCCGTAATGCCTGCCAGATATCA